CGTACAACTATTTAAATTTCGCAAAGCGGTTGAGTGCAGAAAAGTTCATCTTCGCAATGGAACTGATGGGTGGGCTACTTGAGCAGTCCACCTACGACTTTGAGACAGAAGTGCATTATCGGTCCATTGACACTGAGGACAGTGAGATGATTAGTGAAGACGCTGTGGATATTGGGATTCCGATTCCGACGAATACCATGTACTCACTTCAAGCGTCTGAGCTACTGCAAGCGGCGCTGTCGGAAGTGGAAGTGAACAATATGCGTGAAATTGTGTTCCGTGATGGTGTCGAGAAGACGGTGACGGAACAGGCCACTGACATGGAAGGCCACTTCACTGACACGATTGACGGCACTGCGGAACACCACCTCCACTTGCCGATTAGCCGCCTGTCGTCCGATATTCGTGACCACCTTGAAACTGGTGGCGTCGAAATGGACGAGAGTAACGGTGGCGACATTGTGGTGCCGCAGAACAACTACACCCTTGACGTGAAAGAGTCTGACGGCGATAATGTGGATGGGCAGGAAGATATTGCGGCGAGTATTCTGAACGAAGGAGATAACTAATGCGACACGAGGGTATGCCTGAGCGGATGCGGACACTCCTTCCGCACGATATTCGTCTGTATGCGCGTCGAATGTGGCGGCACCCGAATGACCCGTCACGCGAATACGATTTTTATGACGACAATGGTCCCGAAGACGGTGAGGCCCTCCGCTACCTCGTTGACGACGACAGCCCACTGGTCCCTGAAAACTGGGGCGACATTGTTGTCCTCAACTTTGCTCGTGGCTGTCTCAAGACGACAACAGCAACGATGGCGGCAGATTGGGCAGTATCCGAGTACCCAATTGTTGAAGTTGATGTGACTGCCCCACGGGAAGCGCAGTTCCGTGAAGTGATGGACCGATTTAAGGGAGCCGCGAAAAACAGTGGTATTGACCAGCTTCGGACCAAAGATAACATCTCCCACCAAAAGTTCGAGCGAGTGCTTGAACAGGAAGATGGGACGAAGACGCCCGTCGAAGCCGACGTAAAGGCGCGTACTGCATACGGCGATGGTGACGCGCTTCGTGGGCTTCACGGGCATATGGGCATCATTGACGAGTTTCAGGACGTGGACGAAGGAATGTTCTCCACGTTCCTTGAAGCAGTAGACCAGTCGGTTCCGCAAGTCGAATATTTCCCAGTCATTATTGTGATTGGGACGCCGAAGATGGATAACTCATTCTTTGGTGACTTGTGGAAAATGTCAGACCAAAAGGATTGGGACGCAGACGAAAACGAGTGGGTGTCACAGGACGACGCTGACGAGTTTATTCCGCAAGCACTGAAGGAACGTCGTGAGGAACTGCGCGCTGAAGTTGCAGACCTCAAGGAATTTGTCGAAGAAGAAACAGACGTTGCGTATGAGGAGGTGGAGGATGCGGAAACATTCTCCGACGACGTGGCGGATACGGTAACGGAGATACAGCAGAAAGAAGCCGCCGCAGAATCAATTGAAGGCTACAACGTTACTGGTTGGCACATTGACCAGTACGCGTCTCCACTGCACAACGATGCAAAGATTGAGTTCAAGCGGCAGAAGTACACGGAAAAAAAGTTCCAAAACGAAGTCCTTGCGAACTTTTACACGCCTGAAAACGACCTCCTTGCCGAGACACACCTGACTGGTGAGGGCGGGGCGTTTGACGACACGCGTGGGTTTGAGGATGAACGCCGCTATGATGACAGCACTGTCGTGATGGGCGTGGACTGGGGCGGTGGTAGTTCTGAAGGCGCATCCGATACGGTAATCGTCGTGGCAGAAGAATACGAGGATGTGATGGACATTCGGACCATCGATTACCTCGATTCGGACCTCAACAAGCAGGCCGAGTTGGAGCGTGTTGAGGATTACATGATTCGGTACGACGTTGACCGTGTGGCAGTGGACGAAGGATACGGTGCGAAACAGCGTGAGGATTTGCAAGACGGTAACAACATCCGCAACGCTGAAGGCTATGATAACGTCTGTGGTGTGATTTACGGTAACATCAAGGACAAAGACCGTCCAAAGTTTTCCGACAGTGGGTTTACTGATTCATCGTTCTGCACGGTGGCACGGACGCACATGATTGAGAACATGGTCGCCTCTATGAAGAACGGCAATATTACCGTGCCGAGTGCTGACCTGACTGACGGGCGTGATGGAACACAGCAGAAATTGCTTGACCATCTGACTGCACCGTACACTGACCGTGTTGAGACGACTGACGGGAAAAAGAAGTTAAAGGTGTTGGCTGACCGCAATGACGATGCGTTCCAAGCATTTGTCTACTGTTGGATTGCGGCCAATCGGTTTGGCAGTCAACGTACACTAAAGAGCATCGGGACACAGACCCGAGCAGGATACTAATACATGAGTGATTTCAATGTTGGTCAGGTGGCTGACGAAGCCACCACCGACGCTTCTACGTCATTCCCCAATGGGGGACCAGTATCGACTCGGGGACCATACAGCGAGCGTGAGGGCCGCCAGACGGGAACCAAGATGGGTGACTCGTCTGACGAGGTTGACCCACGCAAACTGATGGGCGACCCGACAATTAATGAGTTGCGATGGCTATACCGCACGTCGCTTGGCAACACCCTTGTCGATAAGCCAGTTGACGATGCGTTTAAACATGGCTTTGACCTTGAAGACGAAGAGGAAGGTCGTAATTACGAGCAGATTCTGCAGGACACTGGGTGGGTTAAAGAATATAAGTTTGGACTAAAGAAGGCACGGAAAGACGGATTTGCACTTACGTACTTTGTGCTGGAAGACGACACCGAAGGTGTGTGGGAAGACCCGCTGGCTGACGATGCGACTGTCAGTAGTGTGAGAAAGCTTGAAACGTTTACACTTGATGACTTAGCGTGGTTTACGGGCAATCACGGTGTCATTTCTGCCAACGACGAGGCTGACCCACTTCGAGAAATGGGGTGGGATAATTACGAAATCCGTCCGACAGGCATTGTCATGGACACCGACCCACAGTCGCCCACGTACAAAGAACCACTTGGCTATCTGATTGGTGAGCCGAACTGGATTGACAACAAGTACCCCACCGACCAAGTGAAGTTTTATCACGCCAACCGCCTTCACCACCACACAGTCAATCGCACGTCAGATGGTGATTTGGGTGCGCCAACGTTGGGCCGATATGAAGGCGACTCTGTATTGCTGTCGTCGTACCATCTGCTTCGTGGGCTGAAGAAAGGCAACTGGTCGCTGATGGAGACAATCTTCCGCTATGCGGCAAAGATGTACCACGTCAGCCTTCCTGAAAATGCAGACGAGGACGACTTTGAGGTTGCAGAACAGGAGATGCAGAACCTCAATGCGAAGTCAGAACTTGTCACGCCAGACGGGTATGAGGTCAACGACTTTCAGACCGATGGTCAACTTCAGCCGCGTGAATATTTTGACGTAATTTTCGAACAGATTTGTGCGTCACAGGAAATGACAAAAAGCGTGCTTTTCGGCACGCAAAGCGGTACTGTCACTGGGTCTGAAACTGACATTAAAAACTACTTCAATAAGGTTGAGCGACTTCGCACTGGTCGCGTCGAGCGGGACATGCGCGACTTTCTGACACGTTTTGTGCGGCTGACCGATAACCGTGCTGGTAGTGATTTTACTGCATCATTCCGAGTCGAGTGGGAACCGATGTTCCAGTTGTCTGAACTGGACGAGGCTGAACGACTTACCCGCACAATGCAGACGCTTTCAGCGGCAATTAACAACTTTGTATTGACGCCAGCAGAGGCGAGAGGCATACTGCGGGAAGATTGGGCGACAGCAGATATTGATTGGACTGAGGACTTCAGCGATGAAGAAGAAGACTTCCTCCGCTCACTCAACTTTGCCCAAGTCGGTGCCGCTACACCAGAGGCAAAGCAGTCTGAACTTGAAGGCCGTGGCACGAGTGAAGAAGGTGGGCGCAATGGTGGCCGTAAGCAAGGCCAAACACAAGCGGGGTCACAACCGACCGCCGACACGAACCTCACCGACGTAGATGTTGAACGCATTGCTGATGCGATTACGGAGCGACAATAATGCAACAGATGAAACAAATCACGCACGACGTAGCAACTGACGCATTTGGGTCAGCAGACGGGGCGATTACGCTTGACAATGGAGAATTGACACTGGACGACAGTGAGACACATATTGTCACCGTTGAAGCACCAGACGCCATTGCCGATGCGTTTGAGACTGATAAGTTCTATAAGACTGAAAATGTAACTACCGCCCGCCCGATTAAGCAACAGTACGTCCGTGACGGTGAGGTGAAGACGTATGTAAAGCCCGCAGAAGAATTAAAGAAATCTGCGTGGACGTTCGATAATCGTCCGTTCACAATTGAACATCCTGACGCTGGTATTATCCATGACGTTGACGATGTGCGTGGGTTCTGGCGTAATCCATCATACGATGACAAGAATGAGCGGCTAAGTGAAGACTTGTACATTCCCGCAACGGATGGGGCGGCCCAATCGTTTGTTGCGGAGTATGGAGATGTGTCTGTTGGCTTCTTTGATGAAACCACAGACGACTATGATGGTGATGTTGGCTCACTCGTTGACGACACCGACGATGTTGACGGGTATCAGACAAACATCTACGGTAACCACATCGCCGCCGTTCGTCAAGGCCGTTGTAGTGGCGCTGACGGTTGTGGGCTTGATGGCTCACCACACGGCTCTGTAATCGACACAGACGCCGCTGTAAGCGATATGTCTATTGACGCTGAAGACTACGACACAACAATTCCTGAAGCCGCACAGAGCGCCGCACGGAACTTCCTCGACGCTGTAGATGAAGGCAAAGTAAGCGAGGATGCTGGTGGGCCTGATGGTCTTGGCCGTCGTCGGGCACAGGAATTTGCTGACGGTGGTGAATTGTCGATGGAGGTGTGGGTCACTGGCGGTACGTCTGCTGTTGCGAACTGGCACGCTCGCCACGCTGGTAATGAAGAATACGACAGTGGTGAAGTAGACTCACCGTGGGAAGATAACGGTTATGCAATGTTTAAAGCATGGGGTGGCTCGGCGGCTCGTGACAAAGCAATGTCCTTGAAGTCTCAGCACGAATCCAACAGTGACGCCATTGCGCCAATGCTGAAAGAAGGCACGATGGTAGAGTGGGTTGCCAATACCGACATGACGGGCCGCATTGTTCATGTACCGCTCGACCAGAATATCTACATGGTCGAACTGTACGACAACAATGGGCCAACTGGGTACACCCTTACAGCAGGTTACATGGACGTACAACCAGTACACAACGAGACGATGGACGACTCAACATCGTTCGGCACCCAACAGCAGATGACTCAGACCACCGACATGGCTACTGGCGATTGGGTGACGTGGGAGAACGGTGCGGCTCACGGCAAGGTCGATGAGATTGTGTCCGATGGTTGTACCAGCCGTGGTAAAGGCGACATGAAAGTGTGCG